ATCAAGAAATAATTGATTATATGGTAGAGAAAATGGAAACTTTGTATGATGTGACAGAAGATGATACATATACAGATATTTATGGAGATGATATTCTGGGATCAACAGAAGAATTTATGAATGAATTTAAACAGTTTGTTCGAAATCATTATGGAGAGTTTGGTCTTGGAATTAAAGAGAGTGCTTTTAATTATAAATTAGGACCTGAGGGGTTGCATTTCTTGGGAGCTAGAGTGGAGATAATAGGAAAACAGTTTGTACCTTCTTATGATTCTGATAGAATATACTCGGCATTTGTAACTCAAATACAGAAACATGGAGAAGATGAAGAAGTCTCTAAGGATTATGCGCTATTGCATTTAGCGTGGCATGATCAAGAGTTGTTTGAAGACATCAGAACATTTTTGCTAGATATTATATCCAAGAAAGAGATTGATGGACCATTTATTCAGAATTTGAGACGGACTGGTCTCCCAACTAGAGATCAAGTGATTCATCAATTTTGGCTGGGTGCTGAGGGTCTTTATTCTTTTCTGGACCCTTATATATCGACGGAGGAGGAGGTTTTAAAAAGGAGCACTCAGTGCTCCTCTTTAAGCGATATTAAATATGGAATGTTATCAAAAAGGGAATTTGAGAGTAAGCACGCAGCAGATTACAAGGGATTGTCGAAAGCCCAAAAAGCAAAAAGATTCGCGGATTACAAGAAGACGTCGGGACCTGCACAGGCAGTACGACCTATCCGACAGCGAAGAAGAAGAAACGTCCCAAGAAGACGCAACGGGAATAGAGGAAAACCCCAAACAGTTGGATCCCCTATTAATCCCAGTGCACAAGCAAAAGCTATGTCAGATAATCAGATCGGAGGACAATCGGATTATGGAGCAATGGACAAGCCAAGGTATACAAGGGGACCGCGCAGAGGTAAACCGTTATCTCCAAGAAGTAGCACTCTTCGTTTATCGAAGTGCGGGGCCCTCTATATTACGGGTCTCATTAATCCCTTTATGTTCCTCGATGCAACAGCAGCACAACGAACCAAAATCGTTGGTATGGACGGAGGGATACCTAGAGAGTTGCCTTGTGTACCCCTATTACCATCAGTTAAATCAAAGAAAGGAGTCTGGTTTATTAGGGGATCAATAACGACTGGAGCTTTTACTAATTACGTTTTGGCGTTTGCGCCTAGAAGAGCAGCTAATAACTATTCACCCTTGACGGGAGATCTAGTTCCATTGATAATGTCAAATGGGATAATAGATCCAGGGACAACATTTCCTGTAATGGACCAGATAGGTATAGCTTTGATACCAGGGTATACGGGATTTAATTTTAATACTGAGTATCCATCGGCTTCGGTGGTTAGTTATTTTACGGAGAGATTGGTGTGTGGGGGTGTGCGGATAAGATATGCAGGATCGGAGGTTAATCAATCAGGCATAGTTCATGCTTTTGAACAGCCTAATCATTTCTCAGCAACAGGGTTGGGAATAGGAGCATATTCACAGTACGAGTCATATTTTAAATGTCCCGTAAGTAAGAAGTGGTGTACATTGACATATAATCCGGTTTATCCGGAAGAGTATCAGTATATGACTGATGCTGCATTAGATAATGCAGCGCCCACTTTTACACACCCAGCGAATAACCATTTTATGGGGTTTGTGGTGCAAGGATTGGCACCAGGAGCATTAATAGAGTATGAAGCGATGATAGTTATGGAAGTAGTGGGTCCTAATGTTAGGGATTTGACCCCTTCCTCGTCGGATATGAAATCGATGGAGGTTGCAAATAATAATATAACTCCGGCAAATCAGCAACTCCAAAATGAGAATCCAGGTTCAATATTGAAGACTATAATGAACGCAGGAGATGAGTTCACAACGATAGTGGATACGGGAATTAAAGCAGCGAAATTTGTTTCGCAGTTTATTTAGTCTTCGGAGTTTTAGCCTTTTACAAATAAAAGTGGAGCCGTGTTGGTCAGTGAATGGACACACGGGGTAAAAATAAACCCCCTTCGTTGTTGTCTATGGCTCCCAGCAAGCAGATAGTACTCGTTGACGTGTTTGGAACAATTTCAATATAAAAGACCCAAATAAAAGAGCTATTCAAGAGCAGTTT